CTGCCCTTGGAGAGTACTACGTTACTGGTTGCGCGGGGGATTGTGGTCAGCCGGGTCAATGGTATGTTCAATGGGTTCTTCAGGAGTACTTCGAAGGCCCCCTCTTGGGGGAGCAGTTTGGTTTTGAGGTCTTCGATACCGCGCAGTACTTTCCTCCTGGGGTTGGAATGGCAGGACGTTCTTCGGGATGTGGTTCTCAATCCACGACTGGTCCGTGGTGCTGCAGACCGAATCCTTGCGGCTGCAGGGATTCTAGGGGTTGGTAATTTATGGGCACTTCATTCCTACGGGGACAGCAGTTGGGTCGGAATGACCTGAACATCTTTTTGACCAACTCATCGGGTCACCCAATCAACGCTGCAGAGATTAGCTATGCCATCTATGACTTCACTACAAGTCAAGAGGTTCTTGTTGGTCCTCAACGTAGAGTACCGGTAAATGCTTCAGTTGGGGAGTACTTCGTCAGCTTAGTGATACCCCTAGACGCTAATATTGGTGACTATCGGGTTCGATGGACCATGCGTGAGATGGTTGGTGGTCCTCTTCAATCCGTGGTTCAGGAGTTCAGCATTCAGGATCGAGAGGTTGCAACCCCATCCTTCTTTACTTCAACTCAGCTCATGCTGTTGCAGAATCTTCGGTACATGCTTCGGGATGCCAATCCGGATCGCAATTACAAGTTCCGCCCCCCAGCGCACGAGGAGACCATTGATCAGTTCAGTAAGGTCTTTGGTTACATTTGGGAAGATATCGAGTTGGTTCAGTTCCTAGACTTCGCTCTGGACTCGATTATCGCAACCCCACCTAGGACGCCCTTCAACAGTCTGGATCACATGATGCAACAACGCCCTGAGTGGAGAACTCTCCTTCTGTGGGGTGCTGAGGTTCTAGCTGTTAATGCTCTGCAAGCCAACTGGATCGCGGATGAATTCGATTACTCAATAGGTGGTGTGAGTCTGAACCTAGACAAGTCGAGTAAGTACGAGTCCCTGAAACAAGGGGCTTCTGATCAGTTTGACAAACAGATTGAGCGCGCCAAGGCCACTGTGAAAGTGGTTAAGGGCTTACAGCAGCCAAAATATGGGGCTGGTATAAGGTCGGCCTTCGGGCCGTATGTTGGTCGGGGGGTACTCGCGCCAGCAAAATTTTTGTAGGTTGGGCGGCGGCGGTTTTTTGTAAGTTCTTGATCTTACTAGGTGTAAGTCAAGTTCATGGCTGTTACCTGTCCATACTGCGGGATCCATTTTCCTAAGTCTGATTTCATCAACTCGCGTCACAAGGTTACTTGTGCTGGCTGGGTTGCTAATGGGAGGTCTACTAAGCCGCTCCCATGCCTCTGCGGGCATGAGTCAACCTCTTTGACCCAGATGAAGAGGCATAGGTCTCAGTGCCCTGCTTGGAAGAATCGAGATCGCGGTGAGATCCAAATGGCTCGATTAGCTGATACCCTTCAGAGGAATCATGGGTCTGGTGCAACAAATCCTAGAAAGATTCCAGAAGCTGAGGAAAAGCGTAAGAGTACGCTTCTAGATCGTTATGGGGCTGAAAATGTGTTTTGTCGGGAGTCTTCGATCTTCGACAAGGTTCAGGACTCCCTTGACGGAAAGAGACCAATTCTCAAGGGTTCGGCCAACCCATTTGCGTGGACCGAAGTCCAAGAGAAGATTCGTAGAGTGAACCTTGAGCGTTATGGGTTTGAAAATCCTCAACAGGCCCCAGAGATCCGGGATCGGACTCGTTCCACGTGCCTTAGTAGGTATGGTGGGGAGCTTTGTGCTTCACCGATCTTATTAGCAAAAATTGAGGCAACCAACCTGACTCGCTATGGGTTTAAGAAAGCTTCTAAGTCTCCGGAAGTGAAAGAGAGGGCTCGGCAAACCAATTTAGCGCGTTGGGGTGTTGAGTGGACGAGCCAGAACCCAGAAGTTCAGGCCCGTCAGGCTAAGACGCAGCTAGAAACTTATGGTAGTTACTACTTTGTCTCTGAGGAAGGGCGGGCGGCCATCAGAGCGACTCTTCAACAAAGATATGGGGTTAGCCACCCATCCCAGATTGAAGGTTTCTGGGAGAAAACGGTCGCTACTTTCGTTCGTCGTTATGGGGCCACTCACCCTCTCTTGTTGGTTGAATTCCTAGAGAAGCGCCGGGCCACTTGTCAAGCCAAGTATGGTGTCGACAGTCCACTTCAAAGTCCTGAGGTTTATGCAAGACTTAGCGCTACAGTTCAAGATCGATATGGGGTCTCATGTGTTTTCCAAGCAGAAGAGGTGAAGGAGAAAGCTCGTCAGACGAACATTGCCAACTATGGGGTTCCATGTGTTTTGCAAGCAGAAGAGGTGAAGGAGAAGGTTCGTCAGACGAATATCGCTAACTATGGGGTTCCATATGCGATGCAAGCAGAAGAGGTGAGGGAGAAGGTTCGTCAGACGAATATCGCTAACTATGGGGTTCCATACGCTATCCAAGCAGAAGAGGTGAAGGAGAAAGCTCGTCAAACGAATATCGCTAACTATGGAGTTCCACATCCGATGATGAATCGAGAGTATGCCAAAGCTCAGTTAGAGAAAATTCGAAGACCTGGGCCCAATCTGCCAGAGCGTCTTCTTCAGGCGATGGCTCCTGAGCTACTGTATACAGGTACTGGGGACTTTTGGAGATGGTTGCCACTTCTTGGGCATCACAAGAACCCTGACTTCATTCTTCCAGGGTCAGATCCTGAACACCCTAAGAAGGGCGTCACCAAGGTGGTTGAGTTGTTCGGTAACTTTTGGCATTCACGTATGTTTACTGGGAAAGCTAATTTCGAACACGAGTCTGAGCTAGTGAAAGCTTTCGAAGAGGTTGGTATTGCGTGCTTAGTGGTGTGGGAGTCAGAAGTGAAGCACAATCCTGATGAAACCAAGGCTAGAGTTTTGAACTTCATCTACTCAACTTAGCTCTTACTCGGTGTATCCAACTGAGTGTTCCCAGTACCCTTCGAGTGCAATGAGCTACTGTCCCCGGAAGACTTCGGGAAGTGCTTAGCTGCAGTTAACGAAGGTACTGACAAGCTGAGGCAGAGAGGGGCTAAGTTGGTCAAACTCAGCTTCTCCAATGGGATGCTGACGCTGATACCGGATCATGGGCCCTCCCTTTCCTATGTCATTCGACGAGGATGCACGGGATGTCCTGACTAATCTACTTGTTAGAAGGGGACAGCACTACTTTGGAGCTAAAGATGGATACTCAGATTGAACAAGAAAAGAAGCGTTTGACCGTGGATGACCCTATTGACGATGATTCTCGTGCCAGGTTCACTGCACTTCAAGATTCACGTCTGAGGGTGGGTGACCGTTTGCTGGACATCGAGTTGGAGAAGGTCAAGCTCATGCGTTCGGCTAGTGCGATCGACAATGAACGGCAGAAACTGTTCGAGAGGGTTCTTCTTGAGCGAGGGTTGTCCCCGAATCAACCCGTCACCATCGATTCTGGTACTGGGCAGATCAAGGTCCTATCTCAAGCAGAGCTTGAGAGCGTGATGGCTGCTCAAACTAGTGCTGCCCATCCTGCTGGGTAAGCATGGTTCTCTGAGCTCAGTTTCCCCTTATTGGGAGCCTCAATTGAGGATTACTCAAAATGGCGGATGTGAGCAATCGTGACAGAACGCCGGGACTTACGGAGCTGACCAAAACTCCTTGGCCAGCTCCTCCCTTAAATCTGTTCATGTCTAGCGATATCAAGGGATTGATCAACCTGCAATGGGATAATCCTGCGATCCTAGCCCTAAACAGTAGGTTTCAGATCCTTGGTGTCAACATCTACCGTAGTTTTGATTCTGAGTTTGGGCCTTACCGAAGGATAACCGAACTCCCAGTAGGGGCAACTTATTGGCTCGACCAAACGGACAACGAGCTGATCGTTGAGGAGGACGTGAGCCAACAGTTCATTCTATTTGGCATCCCTTCGACTGGGATGGATGGGCCTCGATACGTGTTCAAGACTCAAGAGTATCCTATCGTCGGTGAGGGTGCTCGAGGTATTCCCTCCAATAGTCCTCATGATGTTCGAGTATTCGTAGATGGCATTGAGGCCAAAGTCTTCTGGGTGAATGGTCAAACAGGAGAGGTCGAAATCGATGCCCATGTTTACATGGATACTGCGTTACAAAAACTGATTGATCCGGTCATCCCCACGCCTACAAGTCGAGTGACCTGCACGTATCGGTATACGAGGGACTTGGTTCGAACAGATCTAGCTCAACGGATCTGCTACCGAGTCACAACGGTTGGGTACCCTATTTGTAATTGGGTGGAAGCTACCCCAGATAACCTGGTTGAAACTCCTATAGGGAATGCAGCGGCCACTAACACTTTCGAGATCGAGAAGCTCGACAACTACTGGAGGGAAGCGGTCAGGAGAAATCGTTGGATCCTTGAACAGGGTGGCGAGAGAGCTCGAGTCTACCTCAGGAAGGTAGTTGGGATCCAATGCTCTTGTTATGATCAGATCCACAAGCAACCCCTAGCGGATTGCTTAAAGTGCTATGGGAGTGGTATTCTTGGAGCGTACGAGGGTCCTTACGAGATCATTCTCGCCCCTGATGATGCTGAGAGGAAGGTAACTCAGAGTGAGCTTGGTAGGAACGTAGTTCACTCCTATGAGGTTTGGACGGGTCCTCAACCTCTTCTTAGTCATCGTGACTTCATCCTGAAGATTGATGGGGATCGCTACAGTATTGGGCCTGTGAGGCGCCCTACCAATCGAGGGACCATCCTCCAGCAACACTTCACCATCAACTATGTGGATGAGAAGGATGTCAGGTATAAAGTGCCTGTTGGAAATCCAGTTAAGTTTGCAGCCACGCAGTTTGCACCAAGTGGTCCTGAGTTCGAAGCTAACGACCAGATCACTGAGAAGACCAATATCCCCGATGAACGTGAGTACCGTGGAAGGACTTTGGCCTGGAAGAACGCTAACTACTAATGGCTGAAGGGCATAGGTTAACTACACTTTACGGCAAGCCTCTTTTACGAGGTCTTGGCGTTAGCCCAGAGAATGCTCTGAATCGAGTAAAGCACAGTGTCCTCAGAAGGTTGCGTGACAAACTAGTTCAATCTACCTTCTCAGAGAGGGCAAAGAAAGCTCTGGCGAAGTCTCTCGTTGTCGAGGTGGGTCCCTCGTCACTCACTCTCTACTCTAAGCATCCGGCGTTTACCTATCTCATGAAGGGTCAACGTAAGGGTCAGATGACGTGGTTGACTAGGGCTAGGGCACCCATTCCCATCATCACAGAGGATGGAAAGTTGATCTTTAGATCAGCTACCATCAAGTCGATGGCTGACGGGAAGTGGATTCATCCTGGGCGCCCTCCTTATGACTTTGTTGAGGTTGCTAAGAAGGAAGCCAAGACCCAGATCAGAAAAGCTATCGTCTCTGAGGTGGTAGCAGTAGCCAAAAATGCAGCTAAGAAGGTGATTCGAATATTATGAGCTCAGGTGATATGATTGTTCAAGCTGTCTCTGAAAACCTTGTTGTGCACGATATTCGTTTTAATGTGCCTCGTGGGGTAGCCACGACCATTCCTGGAAACTTGGCTTGTGACTCGAGAGACTTAGGTCGTCTCATGTCCGAGAACAAGATTATCAGGCTGGATACCAATCCAAGATTGGACAACAAGGTAACTACTCAACCAAAAGTGAACCCTCCGGAGCCACAAGTTGTCGCACCTCCGATCGATACTCCTGAGATCATTGAACTTCGTACCCAACTTCAGAAGGCTTTGGCTGACCTGAAGACCTCAACTCTCGAGATTCAGAAGTTGAGGTCTGATTTGGAGTCATCTAGAACGGAATGCGGTCAACTTCTAGCCGATGTCAGCAAACTCAGAGCTGAAGTAGCTAAGTTGAAGGAAGAGGACTCGAAGTTATCCACCATCCTCGGGAAGCTCGATGGTCTCCCTGTTTTAGTAGGGGTCCAGATGAGCGCGGCTGAAGCTCCTCCAGAAATCAAGGTTGAAGACGAGATTGAACTTGAGCCTGAGATGCCAGTGTTCATCTCAAGTTCTGTCCTAGAACCACCTAAATCGTCAAAGAAGATGACTGCTCGAGAGAGTACTTTCGATAGTGGTCGGGTGAATGAGTCGGTAAGGGCACTGAAGGAGCTTCGCAAGAAGAAGGGCGGTTAAAGTTCTTGGTATCCGGCAAGTACGGAGATTGAATATGAGCGCCAAAGACAGGCTTCTAAACCGCATAGGATCCATGCTTGAAAAGATGGCAGCAGCAATTCTTTGGAAGTACTCGGATCCGGATGGCGAAGTCTTCTACTTGGAAGAACGCAGGCTTGGTACAACTCGTTCACCGTTCACAGGGAAGACGTTCACTCCGAAGCCTGTCCGTCAATCTCTGACTGATGTTGCGAAGGAGCTGAGATCCAGTGATGCGAAGGTCAAAGGAGCCCTCTGGAAGTATGTCGATCCAGAGGGAGCGTCCTTCTATTGCAGTCAACGTCTTGTTGGGTCCGTCAAATCTCCCTTCACGGGTAAGACGTTTCCTGCGAAGCCAGTGAAGTTCACTTTGAGTGAGGTGGGCAAGGAATTGAAGTTGGATAAGGCTGAACCGGAAGACCCGGAGCTTGGTGACTTATCCGAGATGAAGAGGATGTTGCAGGCCAAGGGTTATGACCCAGAGGGGGCCAGTAAACTTCAAGCTGAGGGTATGGGTATTCTGGAGTTGGAGGAGCGTTTAAAAGACTCTGATCAGTTCGACCTCAACTACGCGATCCCGAAACTCAAGACTGCACACCGCAACCTCAAGAGTGCTCAGGATCAAGTAGTCATAGCCGCTGACATCCTCAAGAGTGGTGCAGAGCATCCGGCGATCAAAGTCATCACCGCTCAGTACGAGAAGGTACTCGCCTCTTTGAGGGCTGAGGATTCAACTGCTGTTATGGCCAAGGTTCAGCCTGAAATTCTGGAATTGGCTTCAACTTGCACCGTAGTAGCTAAGCAGTTAGAAGAACGTCTCGGGAGGATCTAATGGAAAAATGTTGGAAGATCGCGAGTACTGACCCTTCATTCTTTCCAACTCCTGAGCACCCTGGGGTTAGCTCCTCGAGTACTCCACCGGATGATGCTACCTTTACGATTTGGCAGGATCCATCTTCGTATGATCCGTTCTTTCATGGTCCCCCCTATCTTCCTGGAATGAAGGTCCGTATGGATCGACAGGCTTCTCAGCGGACATTGGTGGCGGCTGCAAACAAGATGGCGAAGGGGTTGGGTTATGGACTACCAACGGTCCTCGTGTTCTTGAAGGCGTTGGTTAACATCCACCAGAGTCACCATTGGTTAACCCATGGAGAGACCTACTACGCCGACCACCTCTTGTTCGAACGCCTTTACGACCAGACCGTCGAGGACGTTGATGGGGTGGCAGAGAAGGCCATTGGGACCGGGTGCCCTCTGGATACGATGCACCCTGGTCTTCAGGCAAGGATTGTCTCACATATTGTCGAGAAGTACTGTGGGGATGGGGTTCAGTCCACTGGCAGTGACAATCCCAAGGCGTACCTCGAAGTCAGTCTCCTAGCAGAGACTCAGTTCATGGCTTGCTTAGCTGAGATCGCCAAAGTCATGAAAGAGAAGGGCCAACTATCCCGCGGTATCGACAACATGTTGGCAGGCATTGAGGACAAGCATGAAGCCCACCTCTATCTGCTCAGACAACGATTGGCCTGAGGATCAAATCAGATGAAAAGGAAGGATCAGATGACAAGTGAGCACTTAGGTGTGGGCCTTGATATTGGAACCATGAATTTCGTAGCTTCTCGGGCCAACCCATCTGGCGGTTTGAGCAAGCGTAAGCAAGTCACCGATGCCTACATCGAGTTGGAAGTAGATAACGTCAAGACCTTGAAACTGAGCAACATTCCTTACATCGAATTTGAAGAGGTTTTGGTAGTTACAGGCGAAAAGTCTTTTCAGATGGCCAACCTCTTCAAGCAAGAGGTCAAAAGGCCTCTTTCAAAGGGCCTGATCTCTCCGGATGCCTTGAGAGCTCAGAAGATTCTGAAGTACTTGGTCCATAGTGTGCTGGATGAACCCGCCGAAGTAGGCGAGCACTGTTTCTACTCAGTTCCTGCAGATCCAATCGACCTTCCAGGTCAGAATGCAGTGTTTCATACGGAGTTGTTTCGTAGAATCATCAGCAAGCGTGGTTACACAGCTCACCCAGTCAATGAGGCCATGGCCATCATCTATTCGGAATGTGCCAGCAGTAGCTACTCTGGTTTGTCAATGTCCTTCGGAGCTGGGCTCTGCAATGTGGCTCTCTCCTATAATACACTCATGGGGTTGAACTTCTCCATCTCCAAGGGTGGTGGGGATTGGATCGATACCAACGCGGCTCAAGCCACTGGATCCACGGCTGCTCGTATGTGTCTCCTTAAGGAACGTGGGGGTTTCAGTCTTTCCAAGCCCTCCAGTGAAAATCCGGAGATCGAAGCTATCTCAGTTTATGTTCGGACCTTGATCCGTCATTGCCTGAAGGTCACGGCTGCCAAGATCAAAAAGGAGCAAAGTGACTCAAGGCTTATGGATCCGATTCCTCTAGTTGTTTCTGGAGGTACAACCTTGGCCGAAGGCTTTCTTGACGTGTTCAATGAGGAATTCGAGGAGCTCAAGAAGGGGGGGTTCCCAATCCCCATTTCAGAGGTTCGGAAAGCAGTGGATCCCCTCAATGCCGTGGCGGATGGGTTGCTGGTGCTTGCGGAGAATGAGTACACTTAATGTACTTCTACCTGATCTCATCTCTGAAACGACGTCTCATACTTGAGTTGCAGGATAGCTTTTCAAGACATCCTGTGTATGAGAAGATCGTACCTTTTATACAGAACAAGTTTGCCTTTGATGAGCGTCCCCAATATGGGATCGTGGTCAAGGGATCTTCAGGGAACAAAGTTCAAGTATCCGCTCAGAATTACCTAGGATCCATAGAAAGTCACGTTATGCTGGCCTACTACAATGAGCCAGCATACCTACTTGAATGGGTGAAAGAGGACTTGAATGTTGTCAGAGAGAACGGGGATTCGATGCCGATCCCCGCGGGGGTCTATTACATAGAGTGCTTGTCAGCTCCCACTTCTCCTGGGGAGTTCGGTGAGTTCATCATTGATCCACTGCTGACCATCACCGATGAACCAGTCATTCAGATTCAGGAAGGGCCTGTAGTCCTAGCCAATCTTCAGAATCAACCTGTTCAGGGAACTCTTAGGCTCTGGACCAACAGGAATCTTCTACTAGTTGAAGGCTCGGACTATACGATTGACTACGAAACTCGTGAGTTACACTTCCTCACGGGTTTCTTTCCAGGATCTCTAATCACTGCAGACTATCGGTATGCGGCTCCGTCAATCGGTCCTATCAATTGGTCTTGGAACACTGCGGACTGGACCACCCTACCTGGGGTGGTACTCGCTTTCGGCAAGAGAGGTAGGGTTGGGGATAAGCAAGCGGTGGTGATCTACTCAGACCGAGTTGAGACTGCTCAGGCATACGGGGGTAGATTCGATGCCTCCTTCGATCTTGACGTGATCTCCAGAGACCCGATTCAAGTTGAGGAGATTGCGGATTTGGTTTTCATGTACCTTTGGGCGGAGAAGAGGAGCGCACTTTCCTTTGAGGGTATCGAACTCACGGATACTTCAATGGGTGGTGAGGCCGAGGAAACCTATGATGAGGCCGCCGAACTCTTCTACTATAACTACTCAATGACAGTGGCTATTCAGTCTGATTGGGAGATGCATCTACCGCTTCCCTTCACTGTGAGTAGAGCCTCAGCTTATACCAAACCAGATGGGGCTTCTAGCATCCAAGCTCTGTCCCAGGCTTCGCTTTTCTTCAATACTACGCCCGTTATTGTCGGGCGAAATGCAAGTTACGAACGAATCGGATGAAAGAGGGTTCTCAATGCCCCGATATACCTTCGAGTGCCCGTTGTGCTCGACTAGGTTTGATCGCACTCTGAAGATGGGAGATCACCCAACGCATCCTTGCCCTTCATGTAAGGAGGAAGCACTTAGGTTGTTCGACAAGACAGCCTTCGGGTTTGGTTTTGCTGCCGGTGGTACTGCACCTGCAAATTCAGGGGTTCACGATCAGGACTACCCGAGTGCGGATAAGATTGTCGGTAGGAGTGCGGATATGAGATGGGCAACCTATCGAGAACGAGACAAGGTTAAGAACCAAGTACGGGAGATTGGTGGAAGTCCAGCGCTAGAACGAGTGGAGGGTGAGGGGTATACTGAATACACAGCAATGGTCCAACCTAAGAGGGAAGCAAGGGCTAAATTGGTAGATTTTGCCGTGAATGTCGAAAGACAACGGGCAGTGAAGAGCGACGGGTGAAGACGTTGGTTATTGTCCAGGTGATGGCGAATAAATCACTTGTCACCTTGTAGTGTTATTGAGGGCTCGCCCTGATAGATCAAATCGGATGTAGATCCTTAGACTGAACTTTCTCTTACCAAATTCAGATCAGATCCAAATCAGATAGAAACTGCTGATTAGTTGTTGTTAGACAGGAGATCTATCATGAGTTTCGGACCCTTCGCAACCTATGCTGCTCCAGGTGTATACTCCCGCACTCTGACTGAAGCCAACGTTGCTTCTCTTATTGCCGGCCTGCGAATACCGTTCATCATCGGTGTTGGTCAGGAAGAGTTGGAGCAAGATGACCTAGAGATGGTGCGTGGCTCTTCCTCCACTCTTGACGAGCAGATCGTCAATGAGGATGTGAGTGTGCGCTGGATCGTGGATAATACGAACCCAAGTAATCCCATCCTTGGGGCAAACGATGGATCTAGGGTTACCTTCCAGGTTCGTAACTTCCCATTGGTTGATGGTCAAGGCTTTGGTCGAGTCACCAATGATTCTCGATCCGTATCGGTAACCGTGAATGGTACTCCGGTGGCCGTTGGTAGCGTGCTCGGGTCTATGGGTGAAATCACCCTTCAAGTCCCACCGCAGCCGACGGACAACGTACGAGTCACCTATTACTTCCATAGAGGTGATACTGCCTTCACGGATGACGTCTCCAATCAGGTATCGTCGACCAATCCTTCAATCACGACTCCCGGATTCGAGCCCTTCGTAATCTCGACTGGGTCCAATGATACCCTGAAGATCTCAGTGGATGGTGGTTCTGAATACACCGTGACCTTCCTCTCTGGGACCTCAACCGCTTCGAGTTTGAAGACTCAGATCGATGCGGGTATGATTTCCGGTCTCAGTACCTCGGTGTTCGTAGACAACCAAGGTCAGAGTCATCTGACCTTTACTGCGGTATCCTCAGTCACCATTGGGGATGGTACTGTGAATGGTATCTTCGGATTGAGCTCTGGCCAAAAGGCTAGTGGCAACGTGGACTTCCGAGTCTTCCAGCGCCCGGTGGTGGATGGCACATCTGGTGGCATCACGACGACCGATACCTCCAAGGTCGTTGTGAAGGTGAACAACGTCCAGGTAATTCCAACTGCAGTTGATGGTACCAATGGTATCGTGACTCTCGCCCAAGCTCCGGCTCCTGGATCCACGGTTACGATCAACTATTGGGCTAATACCTGGCAGGACACGTTCGACTATCTCCCAAACACGCTGGTAACGAATGTCATCCGATGCGGCATCAGTTCGGGACGTTCGGATTATATCCAGAATCAGGACTTCGTGGTGGTGAACCCATCCCCCGATGTCTCGATTGTTCACTGGGGTACCAGCTATTCAGTCTCCTCGACCTTGAACACGCCTGGAACCGAACCGTTCGATTCCTCACAGATTGTTCCCACCTTGGTGGATGACAAACTGTACTTGGTTGAGTGTGACGCCTACGTTGACACAACCGTTATCCCGGCAGCGGTCAGCAACACCGTGTTCATTCTCCCCGAGATCCCCACCACGGGTAACGGGCGTGATACGGTCCTTGGGAGTAGTCTTTATAGCTCCGTGGCCAACAACCGGCAGGACCTCATTACGAACCGTCCTGACCTCATTGTGGCTCGCGTAGGCCGCAATCTCGAGGATGCTCTCAATAGGTCGGCAGCCATTGTTACAGCGGTGGACGGTCCCAATCGGAAGATCACCCTGAAGACTCCTCTCCCTCCGGATTGGACGGTCTTCGCTACCTTCTACTACAACCGGATCGTGGATGACACCTACATCTTGACCAACAAGACCCCTGGACCAATCGGGGTTGGTCAATATGAGTTGTTCTCGACCTTATTCAACAAGAATTTGTATCAGATTCGCTTCGGGAGCAAGAACGGGACGCTTACTCAAACCGTTCAGTGGCCACGAGGTGTTGAGCAAATTCCGGATGCCATGCATGTTGGCGGCACTCCAGTAGGTGAGACTGTCACGGTTACGTTTGGGCAGTCCACACCACGGAATGCGGTCTATACAAATGAAGGGGCACAACCCTACTCATTCTACAGCCCGTACTCCGCAACCTGGAGAACCCTAGTTAATGGGACTGCGGTAACCACTACCTTGGGTACGGCTACAAGAGCCTACTTGGTTAGTCAGGCTCTTGCTTTGAGTGGTGGCGCTCTAGTGGATACCATTGTTACGGGTACTAACGATAGCTTAGACCTAGCAATTGATGGGGTCACGCTCTCGGAAGTTAACTTGTTGAGTTCATCT